ACACCTATAAAATCTCTTCCAAGTAGTCTAGAGGTAGAAGGAAATCTAGCTATAAGAGATACTCCTCTTGACTACAATCACGATGATATAGACATCAAAGAAATGGCTCCGAATATAAAAGGTAAAATTTATAGATAATGAAACTAAAGGAAAGGATAGTATACTTAATTACTATATCGGCACTTTTAGGTGCTCTTTACTATTATAATTTTTATACTGAATCTGAGTATGAAACTAAGTATAAAAAGGCTGTAGAGCAGTATACTAAGAGGATAGACTCTCTTAAAGCATTTAACGAAAGTTTAGATTCTGTTGTAGATTCTTTAGAAAATACCCTAAATGTTGCAGATAGTTTAATATCCGCTCAGGATAAAGAAATAGATCAACTAAACGAAGATTTAGATGAAGAAATTAATAATGTCGATCTGTTTGGCCATGATGAGCTTACCAGCTTTTTCTCAAACAGATACAACAGTAGTAGTACTTCCGGCAGAGACAGCACGTCTAGTAATTAAGGATCTAGTTACTCTAGATAATCTTAGATTACAGTTAGAAGCTACTCAGAATAAAGTAGATGCCTTAGAATTACGTTATACTACTTTAGACTCTATTCGCACTATTAGAGAGACTCAAATAGCTAATTACGAACAAATCATAGGAGACAAAGATAAAATAATACAAGAAACAGAAAAGTTTGCAGATAATTTACAGAAAGATTTAAACGGAGAAAAGATAAAAAAGAATATTTACAAGTACGGTAACATAGCTTCGGCAGGATTACTGATACTTTCATTAGTTTTAAAATAATATGGCAAAAGGCAAAGTTAGTGGCGGTAAAGTAGAACTTAACGGTTCACGTAGAAAAAGACCAGGAATTCATGCAAAAACGAAAGCTGGTAGTATTAAAGGTTCTAAGAATTACTTAAAAAGATATAGAGGCCAAGGAAGATAATGGCCCGTAGAATTCCAAAACCTAAAAATAAGCCAAATTTTGGTAATAAAGCTAAAAGAAGAAAGTTAATAGAACATAATCTTAAAGTTCTAAAAGAACTAGATTCTAAAAGCAAAAGTGACTAATGAGTCAACAAGAACAAATTAAAAAAGTTATAGCACAAGAGTACATTAAGTGTGCAAAAGATCCTGCATACTTTATGAAAAAGTACTGCTATATTCAGCATCCAACTAGAGGTAGAATTCTATTTAATCTCTACCCTTTCCAAGAAAAAGTACTTCATCTATTTAGAGATAATCAGTATTTAATTACTCTTAAATCTAGACAGTTAGGTATATCTACTCTAGCGGCTGCTTATTCTCTATGGTTAATGTCTTTCCATAAAGACAAAAACGTACTTGCCTTGGCAACCACACAAGCAACAGCTCGTAACTTAGTTACAAAGGTACAGTTCATGTATCAGAACTTACCTAAATGGCTAAGGTTAAGAGCAGTAGAAGATAACAAGCTTAGTCTAAGGTTTAATAACGGCTCAAGGATTAAAGCAGCTTCTTCTAACTCTGATGCAGCTAGATCAGAAGCGGTATCTCTTCTATTAATTGATGAGGCTGCTTTTATTGATAATATCGAAGAAACGTTTACTTCTGCTCAACAAACTCTAGCTACCGGAGGTCAGTGTTTAGCTCTATCAACTCCTAACGGTGTTGGTAACTGGTTTCACCAAACTTGGCAGAAAGCAGAATCTAGAGAGAATAGCTTCCTTCCAATCAGATTACCTTGGGATGTTCATCCGGAAAGAACTAAAAGTTGGAGAGAGCAGCAAGATTCTGACTTAGGTCCAAGAATGGCTGCTCAGGAATGTGATTGTGACTTTCTATCATCAGGAGATACAGTCTTCTTACCAGAAGATATGGTTTTTTATGAATCTACCTGCCTTAAAGAACCTATCGAGAGAAGAGGAGTAGATAATAATTTATGGATATGGGAACTAGCAGATTACAGTAGAGATTATATGGTTGTAGCTGACGTTGCTAGAGGTGACTCTACTGACTTCTCTACATTTCATGTCTTTGATATTGAAGATGCTAAGCAGGTAGCAGAGTATAAAGGTAAGCTTTCTCCGAAAGATTTTGGAAACGTACTCGTAGGAATAGCATCAGAATATAACGATGCACTTTTAGTAGTAGAGAATGCAAATATAGGCTGGGCTACTATCGAACAGATTCAATCTAGAGAGTATAGAAACCTATATTATTCTTCTAGATCAGAACAAGAGACTGTAGAATCTTATATGAATAAGTTTGAAAATGATAAACTTGTTCCCGGTTTTACGATGTCTGCAAGAACTCGTCCATTAGTTATTGCAAAGATGATGGAGTATGTTCGAGAGCATTCTGTTCTTATATTCTCTAAGAGACTGCTTGATGAAATGCGTGTTTTTATTTGGAAGAATGGAAAAGCACAAGCAGTTGTAAATTATAACGATGACTTGGTTATGGCTTTTGCAACAGGACTTTATGTTAGAGATACTGCACTTAGATTGAGACAGCAGGGAATGGATCTAGCTAGGGCTCAGCTATCATCATTTAATTCCCTCAATAACCGCAATCCTTCGGTTATTACCACAAGATCACAAGATAACGATCCTTATAAGTATCAAGAGCAAGATATCTCTTGGCTTATTAGGTAAGTATATTTATATATAAAGATTTCCTAAATGGCGGACAGATCACTATTTACCCGACTTAAAAGATTATTTTCTAATGACGTAGTAATACGTAATGTAGGCGGGGACCAGATAAAAGTCGCAGACATAAATCAGATACAGACTACAGGTAAGTATCAGACTAATGCTCTCTTAGATAGATTCTCACGACTCTATATCTACAATAACAAGAATATTTTTAACCCTAATCTTAATTATCAGACACTTAGGGTTCAGCTATACTCAGATTATGAAGCAATGGATACAGATCCAATCATTGCTTCTGCTTTAGATATCATAGCTGATGAGTCTACGCTTAAAAATGATCAAGGTGATCTCGTAACAGTTAAATCTTCGGATGAGAATATACAAAGAATACTTAATAACCTTTTTTATGATATTCTAAACGTTGAGTTCAACCTATGGTCATGGACTCGACAGATGGTAAAGTACGGAGACTTCTTCCTTAAATTAGAGATCTCAGAAGAGTTTGGAGTATATAACGTCCTTCCCTATACAGTCTATCATATGGCTCGTTATGAAGGACAGGATCCAGATAATCCTACTAAAGTATCTTTTAGTATCGATCCTGACGGTATAGCAGCTTCTGCTGATCCTAATTACGTACCGAAGTCTAATAAAAGAATTATACATTTAGATAATTACGAAGTAGCTCACTTCCGTCTTATTTCAGATACTAATTACCTTCCTTACGGTCGTTCTTATCTAGAACCTGGACGTAAAATCTTTAAGCAGCTCACTCTAATGGAAGATGCGATGTTGATTCATCGTATAATGAGAGCTCCTGAAAAGAGAATGTTCTACATCAACGTAGGTAATATTCCGCCAAGCGAAGTAGAGCAGTTCATGCAGAAGACAATTAATCAGATTAAGAAAACACCTTACGTTGACTCTACTACAGGACAGTATAATCTTAGATTTAATCTTCAGAACATGATGGAGGATTTTTATCTTCCGGTCCGCGGTAATGACACAACTACTCGTATTGATACTACTAAAGGATTAGATTATGACGGTACTGCTGACGTAGAATACTTACGAGATAAATTGTTTGCTGCTCTTAAAGTACCTAAAGCATATTTTGGTTATGAAGGGGATCTGCAAGGTAGAGCAACTCTAGCAGCAGAAGATATTAGATTCGCTCGTACAGTAGAAAGAATTCAGCGTATCATGGAATCAGAGCTAACTAAGATTGCTCTTGTTCATCTTTACGCTCAAGGGTTTACCGGAGAATCTTTAACAAACTTTGAAATTACTCTTTCAAGTCCTTCTGTTATTTACGAGCAAGAAAAAATAGCATTACTTAAAGAAAAAGTAGATCTTGCTAGTCAAATGATGGACTCTAATATGTTCCCGACAGATTATATATACGACAAGATCTTCGGCATATCAGAAGACGGATATAATGAATTAAGAGCACTAGTAAGAGAAGACAAGAAACTTGCCTTTAGGCTTACGCAGCTTGAAAATGAAGGAAATGATCCTGCTGAATCCGGAGTATCTTACGGAACACCTCACGATCTTGCTTCTATGTACGGACGTAGAGGTATGGAGACTCCAAAAGTTCCATTAGGATATAGCGAAAAGAACGCTGAAGGAAGACCTAGAGAGAAGTTTTCTATTATAGGAACTCAAGATGATCCTCTTGGAGGAAGAGATCGTTTAGGAAATGATATTGAAATGAAAGGCGGTTATCCTAGCGATAACGAAACTGTTAGTGAGCAAAAGCTAAGAACTCAAGCAGTTTATCTACAGAATCAGGATATCAAAAATATGGTATTCAGTAAAGAAGTTGCTAATGGAAAGGTCAAAGAAGACGAGTCAGGTCTTCTAGACGAGACAAATATAAGAGAATAGAACTTCTTACTATATTTATATTTAATTGAACCTTAGATTCATGAAGATTAAGCATAATAAATTTAGAAACACTGGACTCATCTACGAGCTGCTAGTAAAACAAATTACAGCAGATACCCTAGCCGGGAAAGAATCGCCAGCTGTTAAGATTCTAAGAAAATTTTATACAGGATCTTCCTTTTTAGTTAAAGAATTTAAACTATATGATTATATTCTTAAAAACAAAGGCATTTCTCAAAACAAAGCAGAATCTATATTATCTAGCATAGTAGATATTTCTAGAAAGCTAGACCAAAGCTCTCTTAGAAATCAGAAGTATGAGCTAGTAAAAGAAATCAAAAAGCATTATTCGGTCGAAGAATTTTTCTCAATTAAAGTTAGAGACTATAAACCACTAGCTGCTCTTTACTGTTTATTAGAAGCTCAGAATAACAGCGAATTAGTTGATCCTAATATATTCGTTAATAATAAAGTAACTATTCTAGAGCATTTAACTTCTAACGAACAGGATGTAGAAGAAGTAAAAGATACTTTAATCGAAGATTACTCTAAATACGATAAAGATCTTAAATTACTTACATATAAACTCTTATTAGAGAAGTTTAATACTAAATACGATAATTTACTTCTAGAACAAAAGAACGTTCTTAGAGAATTTATTACTTCAATTAATTCTACCGTTAAACTTAGAAATACAGTTAACGAAAGGATAGAAGACATTAGAATAGCGATTACAGCTGCTACAGCTAAAGTCGGTAATGAAGTAGTTAAGATTAAACTAAATGAAGTTCTAAAAGGCATTCAACCTTTATCAAATAAGGAAAGAGTTGATGATAACGTATTAATCAATTTAATGCAGTATTATGAACTTATTGATGAATTAAGAAAGTTATGAAAAAGAGTGAGCTCAAAAAACTAGTTCAAGAAATTTTACAAGAGATTTCAACAACTGGAACAGGAGCTACATTTACTCCTGGTGTTGGAGCTCAATATGCAACACCTCATGCTTTTTCAAAAAAAGGTCAAAAGAAAAATAGAGCAACAAAATTTATAGAAAAATTAGGCTACAAGCAGGCTAAAAGACCAAAAAGACCTTCTAACACAAAACTATTCGATTTTCTCGATGAAAACACTACAGGAAAAATATAACGCTATTCAGGAGAATAGATTTACAAAAGCTCAATTTTTAAGAGATGCTAGAATGACCTTCCCAGGTCTAATCACTCAGTTTAACGGATACGAGGATACTGTTCGCATTCTTAGAAATAAAGGCATCGTTACAGAAGTTAAAGACGAATCACCTTCCTACGAGCCTCCTGTACCTGTAGCTGAAGAGGATTACTATTCTATCGAATCTGTTGAAAGAGGAATTAGAGCAGAACTAGCTGCTATGAGTATTAATCCAATTATGGGAGTAACAGTAGAAGAGTATGAAAAAGCTAAAGCTTTAGTTCTTAAGAATCTTAAAAAAGATCCTAACTTCTATCTTCATGAACTATCAGGTGAAGAGCATAAGGAAGGAGGTAGACCTGACGGACTTACCGACGTTAAAGATAACGCAGATAATCAAATGGTTAAAGCACAGCTAAAAGAAGCTGTTAAGAAACTTATCGTCAAAGCACTTAACGAATCGTAAGAATATGCTACTCACCGAAATAACAGTAACGAAACCGCTTCTACAGGAAAGCAAGTCT